CAATCATCTACTCTCTTGTTCTCCTCTTGTACTCTCAAGTAACTCTCAAGTATTCTATTGAATACTCAAGACAGGCTCTCAAGAACTCTATTGAATACTTGAGAACTCACCTACTAGGTATTCAAGTGTTCTATTGAATCACTGAAGAATAACATCCTTTACCTTAAGAAGACTAGGGGAGGGACCCAAGGAGAGGTATGGATTTCAGGGGTGTAGTTCATTAGTACATGAGAAGAGATTTCAAAGGTAGTCTTAAGTAGTCATAAGTAACACATAAGTAGTCTTTAGTAGTCTTAAGTAGTCAATAGCTTACGCTTTAACAACTAAAAGTATCCCATAGTATACAAAAGACAGTTATGAGAAACATAAAAATAATTAGATATTTACAAGACCAAAGGTAGAAATTTAGTATTCTGAAGGGTTGACAAATCAGATTGGCGGGAAAAGAGAACTAAAGAACACATTAGGGGTTGACTTTTGGTTAAAAATATGTTATAATATAGAGTATATACAAAAGGAACTTAAGACAGGAACACTTATCCAGCTTTAAGATTACTTTTATAGATATACAAAAACTCTCTAAATAATACTTTAAGTAAGTACTTAGATAGATACTTTAAGAATTTACTTTATATATTTACTTTCTAACCTTCTTTAACTACTTTAAGAATTTTCATACTTACTTCTTACGAAGCTTTACATGAGAACACTTAAGTATACTTAAGAAGATAATTAGGATGATTATGTCAGATAAAGAACCTGAACCTATAAAAAAGGAACGAAGAGGTAACCCTAACTTCTATAAAGGGATGCCTAGTGTCAACCCAGAAGGCAGACCTAAGGGTAGTCTTAATAAGTATACTAAACTTAGTAGAGAGTTGATGTCAGCCAAAGGGCCAGAGATTGTCCAAAAGGTTATTGACATGGCCTTGGAAGGTGATAGACACTGTCTTAAGATGTGTATGGATAGAATTATTCCTACCTCTAAAGCAGTAGAGATTAATCACAATATGGGTGAAGATGGCGGTATTAATATCATTGTCCAAGGTGTAGCTGAAGTAGAGAGAAAAGAAAAAGAAGAACAAAGAGTCATCGAAGGTCAGGTGATGAATAGGTTGGAAGAACCTAATGGCTGATATTAATGTCAGCTTACATGATGCTCAACTACAAATCTTTAACTCAGAAGCTAGATTCAAAGTAGCCTCATGTGGTCGAAGGTTTGGTAAGTCTTACCTTGCTGCATGGATGCTACTCATTGAAGCTTTGCAGTCAGAAGATAAAGATGTCTTCTATATTGCACCTACCTTCCAACAAGCTAAAGATATTATGTGGGGTGTTCTTAAGGACTTAGGTAAAGACCTAATTAAGAATGCACATGAAAACACAGCTACCTTAACCCTAATCAATGATCGTAAGATCTACTTAAAAGGTTCTGATAGACCAGATACTTTACGTGGTGTAGGTCTTAAGTTTGTAGTATTTGATGAGTATGCTTCTATGAAAGAAGAAGTATGGCAGCTTATCATTAGACCTACATTGGCTGATGTTAAAGGTAAAGCCTTATTCATTGGTACCCCAGCTGGTAAGAATCACTTCTATAAGCTCTATGCTGAAGCACTAGACTTAGATGGTTGGGATGCTTTCCAATTCAACTCTACAGATAATCCTCTACTAGACCCAGAGGAAATCAAAGCAGCTAGAAATACAATGTCTACTCAAGCTTTCAGACAAGAGTTTGAAGCTTCCTTTGAGACATTCACTGGTGGTATCTTCAAAGAAGAGTGGGTTAAATACGTAGAAGATGACAAAGACTTTAAAGAAGGAACAGTAGGGTCTTATGTCATTGCAGTAGATCCAGCAGGATTTGAAGAGGCTTCTAAAGATAGAGGTCTTAAGTCTTCTAAACTAGATGAGACAGCCATTAGTGTTGTCAAGATAGTAGGTGATGAGTGGTTAGTAAAAGACATCTACCACGGAAGATGGGGGATTAAAGAGACAGCCTCAAGAATCCTTAACGCTGCTATAGACTCTGAAGCAACTACTGTAGGTATTGAGAGTGGAGCATTGAAGAATGCTATCATACCATACCTTGAAGATGAGATGAGGACTAAAGGCAGATGGGTAAACATTACTGATGTATCCCATGGTGGTAAAAAGAAAACTGATAGAATCACTTGGTCGCTTCAAGGTAGACTTGAGCATGGTAAAATCAAACTTAGAAAGGCAGATTGGAATGAGCATTTCATTAGCCAGCTTCTTGATTTTCCTAGCCCTCTATCCCATGATGATCTTATTGATTCTCTGGCATATATCGACCAAGTAAGTGTAGCAGACTACGCTGGTAGTATTGAACTAGATGAATATGAACCTTTCGATGAATTCTCAGGATACTAAAGAACTATGAGTGATGATCTTATCTACAATGACCCTATGAAACCCTTGCTTAATTGGGTAATGGGTCGTGTCGAGCAGTGGGAACAGCATCGGAATTCCAATTATCTTACTAAGTGGGATGAATATTATCGCTTGTGGCGTGGGATCTGGAAGGATTCTGATAAAACTAGAGATAGTGAGCGTTCAAAGCTAATCTCCCCTGCTACACAACAGGCTATTGAGGCTACTGTCAGTGAACTTGAAGAGGCTACCTTTGGTAGGGGCAAGTGGTTTGACATTAGTGATGACATCTTAGACCAAGATAAGTCAGATGCAGAGTATATTCGTAACTTATTGCAGGAAGACCTTGAGAAAGAGAAGGTAAAAGATGCTATTGCAGAGTGTATGCTCAATGCAGCTATCTATGGTACAGGTATTGGTAAGATTATTGTCGAAGAAAAGACAGAAACTGTACCAATGGAGCAGCCAGTAGCAGGCACTCTTACCACTATTAGAGGAACACAAGAGATTCCTTACGTCTGTGTCAAGGTAGAACCTGTATCTCCTAAAGAATTTGTAATTGACCCTACAGCTACCACCATTGATGAAGCCTTGGGGTGTGCTCAAGTAGTCATTAAACCTAAATACCAGATCACTCAAGGCATGGAGGAAGGAATCTATGAAGACAAGCCAATTGGATCGTTTGATAAAGCAGATTTTGGATTCGATGAGGAAGAATCTACAGTCAATAACGAAGATGACAAGGTTAAAATCATTGAGTATTGGGGCTTAATACCCAGTAAATTCCTCAAAGCTAATGTCTCTGAGGTTGAAGAGTTTGATTATGAAGATGATGGTCTAGTAGAGGCTGTTGTCACCATTGCTAATGACAGTGTTGTACTACGTGCGGTAGAAAACCCATTCATGATGAAGGATCGTCCCTTCGTTGCCTACCAGCACGACAGAGTACCTAGTAAGTTTTGGGGTCGGGGTATTGCAGAGAAAGGCTTTAACCCTCAGAAGGCGTTGGATGCGGAGCTTCGTGCGCGTATGGACGCACTGGCATTAACTACTCATCCAATGATGGGACTAGATGCCACTAGATTGCCTAGAGGAGCTAAGTTCCAAGTAGCAGCAGGTAAGACGGTACTCACGAATGGAGATCCGCGTAGTGTTTTAATGCCTCTGAACTTCGGTAATATCGCCAACTCCACCTTTACACAGTCATCAGAGCTTGAGCGCATGGTACAGATGGGTACTGGCGCTATGGACTCTGCCAATAGCAACTTTAGTAACCCTAGGAACTCTACTGCCTCTGGTATGTCAATGCTTCAAGCTGCTTCAATCAAGCGACAGAAGCGTACCATGATGAATTTCCAAGAGACATTCCAGAATCCTATGATAGAAAAAGTTATCTGGCGTAAGATTCAGTTTGACCCACAGCGTTACCCTGTTGTAGACTATAAGTTTGTACCTTACAGTACTATGGGTATCATGGCTAAGGAACTTGAGATGACTCAAATGATTCAGCTCCTTAGTATGACCCCTCAAGGTACCCCTGCTTTCTTTGTACTGCTCTCAACTATTATGGAAAGCACTTCCTTGAACAATAGAGCAGAGATTGTAGCAGCTATCCAGCAGATGATGCAGCCTAATCCTCTACAGCAGCAAGCACAACAGCTTGAGCTACAGGAGAAGATGCTTGAGCTTGAGAAACTTAAAGCAGAAGTACAGAAACTTTATGCTCAGTCCAATAAGCTAGGGGTAGATGCTGGAGATAAAGCTTCACAAGTCAATCAAATGAAGAAGATGATTGATATTGAGAAATCCATGGCAGATATTGAGAACACTAGATCTGAGACTATACGTAATATTCCAGAAGTTGAGCACCTCCAATCGGAGACAATCCTCAACTTGGCTAAAGCGCGTGGAGTATAATGAACGATAAAGAGATACTAGAACAACGTCTTAACCTTTTTGAAGCTGACGCTTGGAGAGTTTTAGTTAAAGAACTCTCAGACATGGCAGAATCAGTGGAGAAGATTACAGATATAGAAGATGAGAGAACCTTGTTCCAACGACAGGGTTCCTTAGGTATTCTTAACATGATTATTAATCTTGAAGAGACTACCAAATTCACGTTAGATCAACTAGACTAAACACCTAGCTCTAACATTTACCAACCCACAACCTATATAATAGGCGGGAGATTAACTTATGAGTATTGTAGTAGACCCTGAAACTGGAGAAGAGACAGTAAACGAAGAGATTGCAGATATTACAGAGGATGAAGAAGTAGTAGATGAGGCACCTGAAGAGGAACAACCTGACCTACCATCTAAGTTCCAAGGTAAATCAGCATCAGAGGTTGCAGAAGCCTATGAAAACCTAGAGCGCGAACTAGGACGTAAAGGCCAAGAGATTGGAGAACTTCGTAAACTTACTGATAACTTCTTACAGCAACAGCTAAGTCAACCAACCACACCTGATGAACCTACTGAAGATGTAGATTTCTATGATGACCCTGAGAAAGCAGTAAAGTCAATCATTGATAAAGATCCAAGGTTCAAAGAGCTGGAACAACAGACACAAGCACAACAAGCTGCGATGTCTGTCCAACAGCTCCAATCTGCTCACCCAGATTTCCAAGATGTCGTACAAGATAAAGGATTTCAGGAGTGGGTAGGAGGAAGTAAGATTCGCCAACAGTTGTTTAGACAGGCAGACGCTTACGATTTCGATGCAGCTAATGAGCTTTTGACTAACTGGAAGGAACGCCAGATGATCCAAAAGACTCAAGAAGTAGAAGCAGAGAAAGAATCTAAGCGCAAATCTGACCTTAAGACAGGTAAAGGTGTTAGTCGAACTTCTGGAGATTCAACCGCAGGTAAGAAAGTATACCGTAGGGCTGATCTGATTCGTTTGAAACAAACCGACCCCAACCGTTATGATGCTTTGCAAGATGAAATTCTTCAAGCTTATGCGGAAGGGAGAGTTAAATAATTTATATAGGAGTATATTAAAATGGGACTTGGTACTAACCATCAAACTACCACTACCGCAGCCAATTTTATCCCAGAGCTGTGGAGTGACGAAGTAATCGCTGGCTACAAGAAGAATCTTGTACTCGGTAATCTTGTAACTAAGATCAACCACAAGGGTAAGAAAGGTGATACTATTCACATTCCTACTCCTGCTCGTGGTTCTGCTAACGCTAAGGCTGCATCTACTCAGGTAACTCTGAACACTGATACTGCTGGTGTAACTAACGTATCTATTGACAAGCACTATGAGTATTCTCAGCTCATCGAGGACATCGTAGAAGTACAGGCTCTGTCTTCCATGCGTAAGTTCTACACCGATGACGCTGGTTATGCCTTGGCTACTCAGGTAGATACCGACCTGTTCACTCAGGCTGAATCACTGAACGGTGGTACTTCTGGTGCTAACACTTGGTCAGGTGCTGTAATCGGTGGTGATGGTACTACTGCTTACGATCAGACTGCTAGCACCAACACTGGTAATGGCTCTGACATTACTGATGCTGGTATCCGTAAGATGATCCTCCAGTTGGATAACGCTGACGTACCTATGGACGGTCGTTCACTGATTATCCCACCTATCGCTGCTAATGACCTGCTGGGTATCAATCGCTTCACTGAGCAGGCTTACATTGGTTCTGGTGATGCTATCCAGACTGGTAAGATTGGTCAGATCTATGGCGTAGATGTATACGTATCTAGTAACTGTCCAACTGAGACTGCTGCTGATACCTCTACTACCTACCGTGTAGGTCTTCTGCTTCATAAGGATGCTTTGGCATTCGCAGAGCAGATGGGTGTTCGCTCTCAGACTCAGTACAAGCAGGAGTACTTGGGTGATCTGTTCACTGCTGATACTATCTACGGCGTAGCTGAACTGCGTGACACCGCTGGTGTTGCTTTCGTAGTTCCTTCTACTTGATTGTAGTTAGTTAAACCATAGCCCTCTAGTTAATTCTAGAGGGTTTTATTTAGCTAACATACGGAGACTTAAATGCCTATCTATGATTACAAATGTTCTTCCTGTGGTGAAGTTTCGTCAAAGCAACGGAAAATTTCTGAAAGAAAAGAAGTACAGGTTTGTGACGTATGTGGACAACTATCTGCTGAATTCATTGTCTCTGCCCCTCGGTTCATGTTTGATCCTGCCGATGACGGGTTTGCCGGAAACTTCGATAAATGGGGAAGAGATAGAGAAGCTAAGATTAAGAAACTCTCACAAAAGGCGGCTTAAGATGGACTTATTTGAAGATACTTCTTTCAGTCTTAGTCTAATGTCTATCCGTAAAAAGATCATAGCTCTATATGAGCAGATGTTAGAGAAGATGTATAAAGCTGAGAATCCTGATGCTTCTCCAGAAGAAATAGCAGAGTTTATTGCAGAGAATTCTTTGGAGTTCTCAGCTATTGAAGAAGATGAAGGACTAGACGAAGAGATCTCTGAGCTTGAGGAAGCTATTGAAGCTGCTTTGCAGACAGAAGATCTTGATCCTGTTTCAGAAAAAACATATAGTAAACCTGAAGTAGAGTCAGGTAAAGAACTTAAATCTAAATCTAATGAAAAGACTACTGCTCCAATAACAGTAGCACCAGAAGATCCAAAAGGAATGTTTAGTGTTCCTAAGGATACACAAGTTAAAACTAAAACTACTAAGGTTCCTGACCCTACAGGTACTATTAAGAAGCGTAAGAAAGTTAAAGTAGATACTTCTTATGCTCCTGTGTTTAAACAGATTCAGGATCAATTAGCTAATCTTAAACAACGTCAGAATATTGGACGTAAAGAACTAGGAGATAGACTGTAATGGCTAAGATTAGACCTTTATTTCCCAAACGTCCTAAACCTCCTAGACTACATTGGAAGAAAAAGAAACTCTTAACTGTATTGGATAACCGTAGGCAGTGGGATAGAGAGTTTGACGTACAAGCCTCTTCTGCTCTTGAAATCACCACAGAGAACGGGCTTCTGTTGATTACTGAATCTTCTTCTAGCGGCTCTCCTGACTTTTATATTACGGAGTAATAAACAATGGCTACAACTAAAGTATCAGCCCTAACATCTAAAACTACTCCAGTAGGTACTGAGGAGTTCCTGATTAACGATAGTGGAACTTCTAAGAAGATCACTAAGGATAATATT